CTACATCAACTCCCACCGTTACAAGTCAGTCTACAATACCGAATAGTGGACGTCATAGGCCGGATTATCCTGCTATCTTAATCGAGTGTGCTGATTCGACTATTACAACCTCTTACGTCGGTAAATATGATTGTTCTAAGAAGGTCTTCTACGTTTCTGCAGACGCGTCGGTTAAGCGTCCTAAAGGATGGAAGGAACCTAATGGAACAGTCTATGAGATGAGAAGCGGTATTGTCTCTGTCACATGCGGGGCTAATGCGTGCACTGCTGGTTCTCCTGTTTATGGAATGACAGAGAACCCTTATGAAATGGTGTATACGACTAAACAGGGTGCTATGAAGAGAGTAGGATATTCCTTATCGACTTATTCAGGCATAAGCTTAGGATGCCGTATTTGGGTGTTAATAGACTTTGAGTGATAAAAATGGATGTTATAGATATTCACGACGCGGGTGAAACTTACGATTCCGGTGCTGTTATCACTACTATTATGAGTGATGAAATTCACTTTAAAGGGTATGCTGATAACGGCTTCGTATATCTGGAAGCGACTCCCAATACCGAGTATAAAGCTCGTATAGTAACATCTGGTATTGTCTCTGTAATGTGCATAGGAGATGTTGCTAAAGGTGATATGGTCTATAGTATTCCAACTGGTGAGACTAATGCAGGTAAAGTAACTGCCACCATTTCGAACAATCAGCTCGGTATAGCCTTGTCTGATTCCTCGAATGGATTGGTGGTTATCATGCTCGCACCGGCTTATGTAGCCGGCGGTTCGGCCGCTTCTATTGCGTGGTCTAACGTTACTGGAAAGCCTTCTACTTTCCCTCCTGAGACTCATACGCACGCTAATTATCTTGAAGATGCTCCTTCTGATGATAAGAAATACGGACGCAAAAACGGCTCATGGGTAGAGGTTTCTGGTGGAGGGTCTGTAGCATGGGATGATGTTACGGATAAGCCCTCTACGTTCCCTCCATCTACTCATACCCACAACGAATACCTAACGGATGCTCCTTCTGATACGAAGAAATACGGACGTAAAGACGGGGCATGGGTTGAGATTACAGGAGGTTCAGGGGGTTCAGTTGCATGGAGTGATGTGACTGGTAAGCCCTCTACGTTCCCACCTGCAACCCATAACCACAATATCATTAATAGCGTTGTTAGAACGACTGAGACCAATCTACAGAGTTACGACGTTATTCCGTCTAAGAAGTGCGTTGCTCTTAACGTGAGTGAATACACTTACGACGCAATGCATTCCGGTATAGTGTTCTTAAATCTGCCTACTAACAATTACAATGCTACTAACTGTCCTTTAGGGGTTGATATCTACGTAGACGCTGATTTAGACTATTCTCATGTGGTATCTCCTATTCCTAACCACCATGAGAGTTCTGTTGTTGATGAGTTTATTCAACCTCAAAAAATCGGTTATTCCACGTCTGAACCAATGACTGTTAATAACCGGTTCGGTATCTACGTTAACCTCGATTGGGGAGAAGAGGATAAGAGTCTCTACTTCTCTAAGACAGGTGAATGGTTGGACGATGAAGAGGAGATGTCACGGGGCATGCACCGGTTAGACTATCCGGCTATTTTGATAGAAGCACCGAATGGAACCAATCCAGAATATTACGGGTGCATCGATTATCATAGCCGCTGTGTTTGGGTTTTAGGCACTCGTAAAGGCTATCATACGACAACCGGAAATAGAACCTTGTATAAGCAGATGTCCGGTATTGTTGCTGTTCGGTGCACTGCAACGGCTAACGTTGCCGTCGGTGAAACATTGATGTGCTTTACAGAGCAGATGCTACCTACTGTTACTAAGGTTACTGGTGAAGGTAACAAGCGTTGTGGCTATAGTCTCTCATCCTATTTGACCTCTGAAACGGGTAAATGGGTTTGGATGCTAATAGACTTTGCTGATTAAATACGTCATGAGAAGGGACGTTAACCTTCTCACTAAATAAGGTGAAATTATGGCAATTATAACTACTGATTCGATTAAAGACAAGATTAACCAGCGTGAGATTCTGGCAGACGTTCTTCTGACAGCTCAGAAGATTGGAAACCTCGATAATCCCGCAATCGTTAGAACTGTTCAGATTAAGGGACTGCGTGGTTCCATTCCGATGATGGGAAGCGTTAACGTTTTCGAGGATGTCGGTGAGCTTGAGACCTCTGCATACGAGAACACGGAATTCTCTAACTTCGAGTTCGACATGAAGAAGGACAGAATTAAGCTGGCAATTACCGATGAAGCTTCTCTTGAAAACAACGTTGCTGACCCGTTTGCTCTGCAGAAAGAGAGCGCGGCTCAGTCTCTTGCAAGCTCTTTTGATAAGCAGATTGCGACGGCAATTACTACCACCCCTCAAACCGTCAACGACTGCACTGTAGGAACTGACAACTTCTTCAAGACTTTTGCGGCGGCTATTGGAAAGCTCGCACCGTATAAGATGACTGCAATGGCAATGACCAATGAGTCTTTCTACCAGATTCTCTCTGCCACTGAGCTGAGAGGTGCAAACTGTGTTCAGAACGCAAATGGCACCATTACCATTCCGGCGTTTCCGACGGTTCCGGTCATCATCTCTGACAACATCCCACTCAGCACCAATGCAGAGGGACGCGTGGTCTTCGTTTCTAACGAGGTTCCGGCGGCAATCAAGGCAATCGGTGCAGTGAAGAGCCGTGTCTATGAGGATGAGGGCGCGGGTGCTATTATCTTCCAGTCTGACCTTTTCCGCTGTGTTAAGGCAAACGTTAAGAAGAATGCATCTAACCTTAACCTCGGTGCTGTTTCTGCAGACCTGCAGTGGTAAACGTGCCTTGGTTCCTTTTTAGGAACAAGGCATTTTTTTTTAGGGTGATATCATGATTACAATAGAAATAGTTCAGGCGGCTTACCCAGTATTCACCGGTCTAACATGGACAACGGAGGACACAACCTATTTCTATCCTATTGCTTACGAGCGCGTGATGAGTGATTTACCTAATGCGTCCGATGAAGTTAAAGTTCAGGCTATTTGTTACTACATAGCTTCTCTGCATGAAGGAGCTAAAGGAACGGTTGCCGTGTCATCTGAAAGCTTAGGAGACTACTCTTACACCCGTATGAACGGTGCGTATCTAGACTCTTGGTTAGACAGATATAACGCTATCATCGACAACGAAGGTTCTATAGACCCATTAACCGGCGCATTAGGAGGAATCGAGAACCCTGAGGTTCCTGAAGAGTTGAGACTAGACAGGTGGTGTTAATGGAGAAGAGCTATGAGATTGAGATAGTTGAAAGACTAACTCGAATGGAGTCTTTGACCACCGATATCAACGATTTAAAGACTCGTATGAGGAGACTGGAAATAGGTCTTGTTATCCTCGCTTGTTCAGTCGGTGGTTTAGAGGCAATTCTAAAGGCAGGGCTAATATGATAGAGAATTATCTTAGAACCCAAATTACCGTTTATGAGGCTACTTCAGTAAGTGCCTCTGGTGATGTAACCTATGGAGATGGAACCTCTCTAATGGCTAAAATACAGGTTCATCCTGCTCTTTCCGTCGGTCTTGATGGAGTAACGGATGTTACCTCTATCACTGCGTATTTCAAGCACCAATGCGTCTCTAAAGTTCTCATAGAATACAATGGTGTAAAGCACCCCTCCAAATCTGTAACCAACTTCTTTAAGTTCGGAAATTACGAATACACGCGGGTTGATGCGGAATGACAATAGTAGGTAACATTGAGGTTTATGGTAAAGAGAAAGCAGATAAGATAATGCAGGTTTTCCTTGATGTTGCTGGTCAGATTGAGACGCGCGCGGTTCAATACGCACCGGCTGATTTAGGAGATTTGAGAGGTTCCTCTGCTACCAGAAGAGAGGGTGATACTGTAACGGTCGTTTTCGCAATTGATTACGCGGCGGCTGTTCATGAGATGATTCCTAAGCATGCAGGTGAGAAGAGACGCGGTAAGGGTAAGAAAGGGTATTATTGGGATGTCGGTAAACCTCATTACCTAGAAGACGCGTTTAACGAGCTCATGCCTGCATTAGATGAAGCATTAAAGGGAGTGTAAAAATGTATCCGGCAAAGGATTTATCAGACCACTATACAAGCTTAGGATACGTAACGGCTTATGATAATTTGCCGGATTCTGAAGTTATCGACTTTCAAACCGTCGATATATCTCCTAACTTCTACTACTTTGGAGAAGAAGGGGCGGGTGCTCATACCGCAATTATACAGGCTCGTATCTTAAGAAAGAAGCATGAAGACTTACTAACCATTATAAACCAATTAATGGCTGATTTAGACGGTAAGCAGGTATTGATTAACGACAACTCTTATGAGGTGTTTACGAATTCGGTTTCATATCAGGGATTCCGGTCAACCTCGACGGGAATGTATAGATATGGAGTCGTTACATTTAGAATGATTTATTAAGGTGAAAACATGGCAGTAAAATCGATGCTGGGTAAGAGAACCCAGTTTTGGATGAAGGATAAGGTTTACGAGGGAACTCAGACCTATACGCAGGTGGCTAATGTTCGTAATCTCGGTGATATTTCTGCAACCTCCACAACCGTCGATGTTACGGAATATGGAGAGGGAAACATGCGGCAATACATTGCCGGTCTTGGTGAGACCACCGATATGCAGATTACCCTTGCTTCTGAGTCTCCTTCTGTAGATGCTTTTGAGACGGCTTATGACGAGGGAACCGAGCAGGCTATCAAGGTGGTTCTTCCATCCGGTAAGATTCTGAAGTTTGACGGTGCAATTACGAACTTTAGCTACTCGATTCCGGTGGATGGAGCTTACGCATTCGGTGCGACCATTAAGCCGTCCGGTAATATGAAACGTGCATACACGATTAAGTTCGATGCAAACGGTGGAACTGGAAGCATGGCAGATGTAGAGGCCGCTGGTAACACGACTTACACGATTCCGGCTTCTACCTTTACGGCTCCTGCTGGCAAAGTCTTTAGCAAGTGGAACACTTTAGCGGATGGAACTGGAACTGATTACGCAGTTGATACGACCATTGTGCCAACCATCCCAATGAAACTCTTTGCGATTTGGAACACTATTCCGACTTACACCATCTCCTTCAATGCAAACGGAGGAACTGGAACGATGGAGTCCGTGACTGTTCAGAGTGGAACCGCTTATACGATTCCGGCTTCTACCTTTACGGCTCCTGAAGGAAAGACTTTCTCTAAGTGGAACACGGCTTCTGATGGTTCTGGAACGGATTACCAGCCGGCGGCTTCTGTCACCATTAGCGCGGCTCTTGACCTGTTCGCAATCTGGGTTTAAACACGCTTTGGAGTAAGGCGGGAAATTACTCCAATTTCTTTATATGACAGTTATAAGCAGTGAATTGAAAATTAACGATATTACGTATACTTTTAGACTTCCCATTTCTAGAGTCATAGCGCTTGAAAGAGAGACGGGAAAACCGATTTCCGAATTAGACCATTCGATGGGTAGCCTTTCTCTACTGGTTAAGTATTCCATTCAGAGAGATGGGAAATACCTTACTTCCAGTGAGTATGAGGAGTTCCTTGACAATATCAATGCTGATGAATTTGCAGAGTGCATTAAAGCCGTTTCATCCGTAATGAATCCAAAAAACTAACCTCGTCCTCAAATGCAAGGGAATCTAAGTTTATGTATGACGTTTTAACCGACGCGGTTGAAACTGGATACGTGACTTACGATGAAGTCTTAGACTTAATGCCTTACGAGCTGGTTTCTCTCATGAAAGGAAGGCAGGCTATTGAGGAAAGGGAAGTTAATAGATGTCGTCTGTTCTTCGGTTCGATTCTAGCCACCTATATCAATTTCAATACAGATAGGAGGGCAAAGAAATACAATTGGGATGAGATATTTAGAAGCTCTCCTAAGGTGGAACCTGAAATGTCAGATGAAGAAATAGAAAGACGCTTTGAAGCGTTTGAAAAACTATTTGGTGATTAAATGGTAGAAACTAAAAACGTAGGTGAGGTTTCTGTTAACCTTACCTTAAACACTGATAAATTCAAATCCTCTGCTAATCAGGTTAAAGGTGAACTCGATAAACTCCAACAGAAGTGTAAAGAGACGGGTGGAGCGTCTGCTTATATCAAGGAAGGCTTTTCTCAAATAGGAGACAAGCTTACGGGTCTTATCTCACCGGCTAATGTGGTTGCCGCTGGGTTAGCCGCTATTGCGGGTGCATGTGCGTCCGTTGCTATCAACGGTGAGAAGATGGCAACTATCTTTGATGATTTGCAGGTTGCAACGGGTGCTTTAGGGGACTCGTTAGAGAGCCTAAATCAATCTCTTAGAACCACAATGCGGGATTCTTCTACCACTGCTGACAAGTTAGGAGGAGCAATAGGCAACCTCAATACTTACCTAGGTTTGACAGGGGATGAAGTAGAGAACTTAGCTGTTCTGTTTGCAAAGTATTCCGATATCACCGGTAAAGATGTCCTGAATGCAACCGAGAAGGCTTCTAAAGCGTTCAATCTTTGGGGTGTTGAAACCAAGGATATGGAACGTATTATGAACGACTTTTACGGAATTTCTCAGGCTACTGGTATTGGAGTAGAGGAATTGTTTACGGCTGTTACGGACGGCGCGGCTTTCATGAGTCGGTTCGGTTATACGATTGAAGAAGCCGGAATCGAATTAGCTTCCTTTGAGAAGTTCGGTATTAGCTCTGCAACGGTTCTGACTGGTATGAAGATGGCAATCTCTCATATGACAGAACAGGGAATTGAACCGAATAAAGAAGCGTGGGATAATCTTAAGGATTCTATTGCTAATGCTACTTCAGATGCGGATGCTATGAACATTGCAATGAAGATGTTCGGTTCTCGTTATGCGGCTGACATGGTCGACGCAATTAAGTTAGCAGATAAAGCCGTTGGTCAGTTAGGGGATAACATGGAAGGCCTAAATACGGCTTTACAGGACTCTATAGACTTGCAAGAGGGTGGTTTACAGGAGAACCTTACAAAGCTCTCTAACCGCTTTGCAATGGGAGCAGATGCTATTTGGAAGAAATTAGAACCTGCATTAGCCGCTCTTGTTGAGGGATTTATTGCTCTCTTAGATATCCTTGACCCTGTCTTTAGGTTCATCGGTATGCTGATTGACGTGGCTTTAGTTCCTTTGCAAGCCATAATTACGGTCATTGGGAACGCTTTGCAGTGGCTTTACGAGAATGTCCTTAAGCCGCTTTCAGACTGGGTAAACGGCTTCCTTGACGCAATACAACCGATTATAGACTTCTTTGGTGGTATAGGAGAAGGAATAGCTAAGTTCTTCGGATTTACATCCGATGGAAGCGAGGAGGCTAAGGACGGAATCGACAACGTCGGTAAATCGATTAGCAAAGCAACGGACTCGATGAATACCTATTGCAGTTCCATTGATAAGGCAATCGACAAGACTAATCAGTTAACAGCCGCGTCCGGTTCAGGAGAAGACCCGTATGTAAACACGGGTATGAACTATCACATTGAGAATGGCTATAAGATTTATGCGGATGGAACGCGCGTTAAAGAAGGAGGAACCACTTACAACAACTCTATCACTGTTCAGGGCGGTGGTTATCCCTCTGAAGAAATGGCACGCGTTTACGCTTATAATCAGGCTCTCAATGCGCTTAAAGCGAGGTATTAAATATGGTTAATGTTGCAACAAAAGGAGAGCTTAGAAATGCGTTATCATCTAACTCCAATATCACTTTAACGGCTGATATCACAGTAGATTACCCATGGGCGGTAATAGATTATAACGGTAATCTTGATGGTAATGGTCATACCATTACCCTTGAATGGACTGCAGAGCAAAAGGGTTCACGGTTTTTGAATAACCTAACTGGAACCATTAGTAATACTAGGTTCACTGGTAATTACTTTACGGATTCGACGACTAATAGGCAGGCGGCTATCTGTTATGCGGGTGTTACGGACGCGTTCCATCACAACAAGATAGAGAACTTCGTAATCAACGGAGCACCTGCAACGGGGAAATCAGTGGCTTTAGTCGCTTATATCAGTGGGGTTGTTTGGGGTATCTTCCACGATAATGAACTAACAAATGTTCAGTTCCCTAACTCAGGTGAGACCTTCGTTGTGTCCTCAAATCAGGGCAGTTCTACCCGTAATGCTCTTCATAATTGTAGCATAATGAAGGCTAACAACAAAGAGACGACGTTAAGCCACTGGTTTGCAACCAGCACGCGTTTCTATCATACCTATGCATTTGGCAGTAAGACAGGAGGTCAACACCTCTATTACGATATCAATTGTAATCTTCCTGCTGGCTACGTAGAGAGCACCGCGTCCGGTCGTTTGATGAATCCGGTTAGCATAACGACTCTTCAGAATACGATGGGATATACATCCGCTAATGGATGGGAAATAACCGACAACGTTCCTCATCTGATTAGATTCGCTCATAAAGACCCTGAAATAGTCGGTGATAATCTCTTATCTACCAACATGATGGGTATGTGGTCTGCAGAGAACTTTTCTGGAACTCCCACGTGGAATTTTGGAGATGGCTCTTCTACTGAGACGGCGGCTATTGTCTATCACATCTATGAGACTTCTGGCACTAAAACTATCACTGCCACTTATGGAACAGAGAGCGCGTCCTTTACTGTAAACGTCATTGCTGTCACCATTACAGGAAACAACTACTTTGCGGTGGGTGTTCCTTACACTGCAACGGCGTCGGCTTCCACATCCGGTGGAACGTGGTTATGGAGTGATGGGACGACGGGGGATACCTATACTCACACCTATACGGGTGCTTATATCGAGTATCAACCTGAGACTATTGCCGTTACTTACACCTATCAAGGAATGGAGTTTACGGCTTCCCTTACCCTTAATGCGCTGGCTTCTGTAGTTACTTTAAACGTTGATACTGACCGGATTAACTTAACTGGTTATGTTACGTTTGATTACGCTCTTATCGGACGAGAACCAATAGCGAATTCTATCCTGATGGAGAGTCATGATGACGGTGCGACGTGGACGGAATCCCCTTACCAGTCGACTTATACCTTTGCAGATACATCAAGGACAGTTCACCTCTTTAAGCTTAAGCTTACCTTTACGGTTCAGTCTCCAATTTACTCGAATGTAGTTAAGATTACAACTCGTAACTCGACTTACTTTAACACTCAATCGAACTTCAAATCTGGAATAGAAGGAGATTACGATATGCTTTGTATCTCTGATATCGACTTTGACTACAACTACGTAGCTCCTAATGCGACCAATTTCAGAGGTGTTATAGATTGTCAGTGGCATACCTTCAACATTCGATTTAACAGAACCTCGGCGGCTGGTTTTAGCCTTATAGGGGGAATATTTGGAGGGGAAATAAAGAATGCAATTATCACATTTACTACGTATGAGAGCGGGTCTACATTCCCGTTAATTGCTTACGTGGGTAGCACCGCAAATATTCATCATATCAGGTTCCAATCTTGTAAGACTGGAAGCGCTAAATCAACAGGAGAACCGATTTATTTCATTGCCGCTTCTGGTGAAACGTTATCTGAAGGAGCTCTTCACGATTTAGAATTTAAGAACTGTTCAATTGGCACATCTAGCAGAGTGGCTTATTTCGGTGATGACGGGGGTGTTACGAAATCGACGCGGCTCATCTTTAATGGATGCGGTTCTAACGGTATTAGTTCTCCCTATAGGACTCCTACTAAGGTTACAAACAGTATTATAATTGGAGGAAGCCACCGTAATAACGTTTGGAATGGTAGTTCTGATTCAAGCAATGTGTATTATGATTCAACAGCTGTGTTACCTACTACCTTTGAACCTTCTGATACTAACGGACGGTTATTGGAGATTACTCAGGAATCGGTTGAGGAATTAGGCTTTACGGACGCTAATGGATGGGAGTTTACCAACAATGTTCCCACCCTCAAAACGACTACTAAATCAATCACCGGTAAGCATACAGTCGCTGTTAATAAACCCTATACGTGGACTGTTTCCGGTAATCGGTATCAATGCACATGGGATTTCGGTGATGGCTCTCCCACTGTTACCGGTGCTAACGGGAATCATACCTATACGGCGGCTGGTGACTATACCATTACATGCACTGATACCGATGGAAGTATAAATTATTCTGTCAAAGTCATCGGTGTGACAATCAGCGGCAATAACGACTTTGCTCCCTTCGTATCCTATACTGCAACTGCAACCCCCTCGGTAAGTGGAGGAACGTGGTTGTGGAATAACGGAGGAACTACTGATACCTATACAAACACGTTTACAGGCTCATACGTCGATAATGAGGTTGAGACGATTCGTGTGACCTATACCTATGATGACGAGTCTGTAACGGCCTATAAAGAAGTCCATGCACTGGTTTCAACGGCGCGTTTGAACTGTGATAGGGTATCTGCTCCTTTGAATGGAACAATCGAATTTACGAAGGTTGAGACGGGTCGTGATACGAAGATAGGGACGACTTTACTGGAAAGTCATGATGAAGGGGTAACGTGGACTGAGACGGCTTATACTGGCTCCTATACGTTCTCTGATACGACTGCCACAACTCATGAGTTCAAGGTTAAGATTACCTTTGCAGTTCAACAGCCGGTTTATTCGAACTCGATTACTATCACGACTGTTGAGGGTAAGATTGAGATTGTCGCTCCTTCAGACGGGGATAAGATATTCGTCGGTTATCCGGTCATTTTCATGTCTGTTCCTTCTGGTCTGACTAATCCTACTGTAGAATGGAACACTGGAGAAACTGGAACCTCCATGAGTCATACCTTTACAGAAGCCGGTTCTGTGACCATTGAAGTAGAGGCAACCTCTACAGAGGGTGTCTATACTGATACCATTACAGTCGATGTTTTACCGATTGCCGATATGGAAGCAAGCGCTCCTCAACTGTTCAGGAATTCTATCCCTGTCACCTATACCGTAACCAGTGATAATGTTGGAACCTATTTGTGGACGTTTGAGGATGAGACGACTCAAACCGGTGCCTCTGTAACGAAGACCTATACGGGTTACGAGAAGGGGGATGTAGTCTCTGCAATGGTTGAGGGAACCTTTGATGATGACGTTGGAAACTCCTATAATAAGACGGATTCGGTCTCTTCCATATGCGCTTATCCGTTCTCTAGTTACATCAACGCGCGCGGTGAAGTCTTCACTTTTGGAAGTGATACCTGTAGGATGTTGAGGGAAGGGAGCAGTGGGTTCTCTGAAATCCAGATATCGACGAGCGTCCTTTCCGGTCATAATTTCAACGTCGTCAATGGGTTGGATACCAACAATAGACAGATTACCTTTAACGTCTTCGTAAAGGGTAACTATGCGACTATGCACGCTATTAGAAGGGAGATGGTTCATAAGATGGCTCCTTCTAAGGACTTAGGAACTCTCTCCTTTGTCCGTGATGATGGTGAGATATTCACTATCCCGTGTAACATAGCCTTAGGGTATCCCAAATTTGTCAACGAAGCTGAGTTAGGAGGATGGGTAGGAACCCTCTCATTCATTGCTCCTAACGGGATTTGGGAGGGTGAACAGGTTACGGAGAATGCGAATGCAGTCGACAATAAGGGAGATGTCCCATGCGGCTTTACTGCCACCCTGACTAACAACCTCATCAACACTACCAACAACGAGCAGTTAACCGCGCTTTCTGGAACCCTCTCCGGTGTTACTGTTGATACCGAGAAGGGAACTCTTACGGGTGGCTGGTCTAACGTCTCTCTGAATTCAACGTTGGTTCAGTTAGAAGTAGGTGCTAACTCCCTTACGGGATGCAATACCGTGACTTACAAACCTAAGTTCTTAGGGGTGTAATCATGACAATCTACGTTAATATTACAGGGGTAACTAGACAGTATGTAACGACGGGGGATACTGTCTACCCTGTTGGTGATGCGCAATTTCTCATAGAAGCGTCTGCAACGCAGGCTTTGAGTGCTACCCATTTTACTCGTAATGGTAACTTCTTCTCGACTATGACGGTCTTAGATAGCGATATAGAAGCTGAGAACACCATTAATACGTGGTCTATTGATTCTGGAACCTATTACCTCTCTAAGCACGGCGCCGTAACTATCAAGTTCTGGGTTTTAAAGAACCCAGTAGCTCCCACTCTTAGTCTTCAGAAGAACAATAAGACAGTTATTCTAACGACGTCGACGACCTCTCTGCAGTGCTATAAGACGGTTGTTGATTGGGGAGACGGGAATATAGACACTAATACCACCTCCACCCGCGTCTTTACTCATACTTACAACGCTTCTGGAATCTATACTATCTCTGTCTATAACGTTAATAGACGAGAATTGACGGGTGTTACTGCCACCATTATAGCCAACATTATAGACCAATTCGAATTTACTCCTAATAAAACGGTTTATTTGCTTGAAAATAATGCAATCGTTAAGCCTTTGAAGGCAGATATTCAGATTATCTATACTGCAGTGGGAAGCACGGCTTCCTTCAAAATGCCTTATGACGCGGCTGTTACAACCGGAAAGCAGATTTATTGTTACGGTATCATCCCTCAAATCTTTAATATCGAGTCCATTACAGGAGACAAAAGAACCTTAACAGTGACTGCAGTTGACTATCTGCAGAGCCTGATGAAGTCACGTGTCATCTATACTAATACCAATCAGAACGATGGATACGTAACTTATGCAGGTAAAGGAGGGATGGTTATCCCGTCTATCATAAGCGACAACCTTACACCTTCTCCACGCGGGTCTTCTAATATTAATCCACCCTCTACTTCTGATACCGGTGAGAACATCTCTATCAAGGCTCGTTACAACAACGTTGGAAGCGTTTTACAGAGTGCTCTTGAAAGTGCTAAGATGACTCTAAAGACTACTGTCTATGCAGTCAATCCTTTGCTCATCAATTGCCAGTTAGT